GACGCCTCGTCGGTTCTTTTCCCGGACCTTGTATACCTTTTCGTAGGGGAGGTCTGCTCGAAGCGTTCCACATACAAGAAACTTTGATGCGAGTTGTACAATGTTTTGGAATTCTTCCAGACTTCTAATATTGCCAAGATTGATTGAGCCAAGATTACATACGTCAGAGTCATCCTCACTTGTAACTTCTGTACAAGCGTTACGGAGGGTTTCATTCTGTTTATCTCCAAAGTTAAACGAGAAGCCGGGTTCCCCTGTCTCCATCGCTTGACGAACGTTCTGCATAAAGATAGGGTTATTCTCAAGCCCACCAACCAACGAGGCGTCATCATAGTTAACAGAGATGTTAGTCATGTCCAGAGGGGCATGAGCGTTGAAGTCTGCTTCCTTAGCAGCCCTTAGAGCAGGGCTCCAGTTTTTAACAGTAAGGAATGTGTTAACGTCCTCATGTTTCCAGTTGAGTGAAGCATAGATTGCAGAGCGGCGTGATCCCCCTTGCATGACATTTCGCCCGATCTCGTTGATAGCAAACATAAGTGGGATAGGGCCTGACGCAGTGCCACCTGTTCGACCAAGAGCTTTTCCAGCAGGGCGAAGTCGGCTATAGTCAATTCCAATACCCCCACCCGTCATTAGACAGGACATAGCTCTCCACGTTACAGCACTCCATTCTTCTCGGGTGTCTTCCTCTGCACGAAGCAGATAACAGTTGTTGTACGCTTTGTAGGGTCGTCCAGCGTAGTACAGGTAACGTCCTCCGGGGAGAAACTTGAACTCTCGAATATACTGCGTAAGGAGCTTTCGATCTGATTCAGGCATGAGGATGGGTACAGTTCCCCCACGGCTTCCACACACATCGTCAACGAGGCGTTCTGCAAGCTTGGCCCACGTGTCTGCTGGCCCCTGTGCATACTTGTTTCGGAAGATACTTTCACCAAAGGCATTTCTAAATTCACTCACATTTTCCCAATCTTAATCTCTGGCTTATTTGAGCCATGTTGTTGTTCATATTCTGCTTGCTTCATGCGTTCTGCAAGACGGCAAGGATCGCATTTACCCTTCTTCATCCATTGATTATGGATGGGGCACTTACGAGGGTCGGTTACGGGTTTCATCTTGTTCAACGTAGTCATCGACTTCTGGATCATATCGCATGATTTGCTTGTCGGCATCAGCCTCTAGCAACTTATGTTCAATGTATTTCTTCTTGACTCCGCGTTCCTCAGAGGACAGCGTAAAGTTCTTGTCGATTTTCTTCAATTTGTTCTTCTAGTAGGTTAACCAACTCATCCATGTCAATGCCCAAGATGTCAAGGAGTTCCAACTCATCCATCTTAGACACAATTAGTGCTTTCAGTTCTTCCAGATCATCGCTCATCGGATGTATACATACACAGGTTTATTGCGTAGCTCCATTTGATCAATCATGTGTTTAGTCCCTCTGGATTGTCCGTCCCATACAGCTACTAGAGCATCTGCATAATCAGCCATTTCTACGTTTCTACGGAAACCAGCAGATTTACCAAACGTGTCCCAGTCGGCTGGAAACTGTTTTAAACTAAGTTCCCTAGTTCGGGAATACATCTCTCCATGCTGATCCACTCCTTTTGCTGTACCGGACACTACCTCGGTGATCTTTCCAAAGAAGGGACTCTCTTCGATAGCCTCGTAGGTATTACGAGCTACAAAACCATCTCTACTACCTGCAATAATGACTTTCATCGTGTGTCTCCCGATCCTTGCAATTTACCACGTTCAGCCCTGTCAGAGAGCTTTAGGATGTTAACCTCTGCTACGTCGGTGAGAGTGTAGCCCAACTCCTTAGCAGACGCTGTAAGGTACCATAGAACGTCTCCTAGCTCTTTTAGAGCCAAGGGCTTGTCAATGCTACCATCACGAATTAGTTTCTTTACTTTCTCCGTGTATTCTCCCGACTCTCCGGCGACTCCCAAGGCAGTGTAAGCCAGTGCCATAGTACTTCCAGTGCCCGCTTCTGGATATAGTGCAAAACGTTTAGCAAGTTGTTCATATTCGTAAAAGGATTTAATCTGCATGTTTGGATCGTTTCTGAATCTCTCGTTGGATATACCATATAGCCTTTTCCAAGTCCTGTACACCGTTCTTTAGATCAGCCCGCCAGAGATACTTCATGGCGTTACCCACAGTGAAGGACATATGCTCAGTGATCTGAATGCACTCGATACCAGAAGGATGTTTGGTGTAGTGTGGAGGATGGTTTACAAAGTCAGGCTGCTTTGTTCCATCTGATACATAATCCCTAATGTCTACGTCGTTAATCATTTCTTTGTTACCCATTTGTAAAGGTCTTTAGGTGTAACCTTGTCGGCTACCACCGGATCACCGATTGCCTGTGCAACCCATTCGCTACAGAACCACTTATCAGGGTCTGATTTAACGAAGGGTAGTGCGAAGCGAACAATGCCAGCGAAGTCGTATTCTGCACCTAGAGTTCTGTTAATGAAGGCCCACATCGCTAATGGGTGTTTTACTGTAATGTGGATTACTTCCCACTTACCATCGTTCAGGTCAATCTTCTTAACCCTAACACCTCCATCAAGGCCACTGCTGCTGTAACACATCCCATCAATGACCAACTCCACATGAGTAATGGGAGACATGGTTCCAATGGACACTAGGATGTCAGATAACCAGCCCTTAACTGTGGAGGAGGGGCCGTGGTAGAAGGCTATTTGATACACACTCTGTTTAGGCATAACGGTTATTAATATATTTAAGAGATACTGGCATTACGTCGAAGTCACCATCATTAACATCATGCAGCATCAAGAAGCCACGCCAATGCTTATTACCCTGTGAGGACATATAATCCTCATCATGCTCATAACAGCTTCCGGCAATGATGGAAGTAATTTGTGTTCCATCTGCCTTATACCCATTATGAATCTGTAGACCTTGTTGATGTCCTTGTACACAACTCATATGCTTCTTAGACAAACAAGCTGCTGCGGTGGTTACTGGTCGTCCCATGACCCCAGATGTGAAGTAGTGTGAATAAGCAACACCATCAATAACGGCAACATCAAGAAAAGGATACACGGTCCACCCAGACTCTTTATATCCAAGGTCATCAACTGAAAGAACTCCGTCCAATTGAGGGGAGTCATTAACTGCACGAGAGATTCTGTTTTCATGGTTTCCCAGTGTCAACTCCATCCTAGGCTTGTATTGCTTCTCTTTGAAGCGCCTAGCCCGTTCATTATACGTTACAATGGGCTCTAGGAAGGCTTCCATAGCCTCTCTAGCAGCCGCAATGTCTGCGCTATACCTACGCCCCTCAAAACTCTTCTTCCCTTGGTCATAGGAGCTTAGAGAGGGCATATCTGCGAAGTCCCCAATGCAGACAATTGTGTCTGGTTTCTTCTCTACGGCATACCGTCCAATTTTATTTAGGTAAGTGAAGTCGTGTCCGGGCTTTGCCTGAACGTCTGGAAGTACAAGGTGTTTCAAGTTAGAATCTCTTCCAATGCTTGGAGTTCTGGATTACCATCCTGCTGCTGGAACCATTCGTAAACGGCTGCAAGCTTAACAGAATCAAGCTCAAGTGCATCATACTCTTGTTGAGTAAGTTCAATCATTGTGTCAAAGCTTTCCATGAGATGGGGTAGAAGGGTTCCACAACATCGTTAATCATCTTGGCAATCTCTTGTGCCTCTAGTTGTGCATGGGGATCGCTACGTTGTTTATAAACACGAGCAAACGCCATAACACTACCAGTCCATACCCACTCCGTCATTGTATTCTGAGGTAACACCATGCGGGCTTGTTCCGGTGCTACTCCAGCAAACAATAGGGCTTGGTATGTAGTCAATGACCATTGTATGGGGTCTTGTACATCTAGATCGGTAACATCAATCACTTCATCTGAGCTACCTTGTTTAGCATTAGTTGGTCGGCCACGCCACACTTCTGGGAAGTAAAACTCAGGTTCGCTGTCAACATAACGTCGGCTAACTTCATTCCAAGACAATCCAACCTGATGTTTGACCAGTTGCCTTGCGATGAATATAGGTGCCTTAAGTCGGAGCGTGATAGAGGTATGGGCAAACGGCGACCAGTGTCCATGTGTTGCAAGATAACTGATAAGTTTGTCATCCCCGTACTGGAACGCTCCATGCACCTTTGCAAACGATACTCGCGCCGCATTAACGACAGACAAGTCCGAACCCATTCGATCCACATACTCCACACTTTGTTTTGAGATAATCACTGAATAGTGTCCACTGCTGCGCTGATGATAGACCCATCTTCTGTAATGGCTTCGCTATCCAACTCACCTTTAAGATACATAGTTACAAGACCTAGTTTAATAATGTAATCCAATTCGTCATCCGTTACTTCACCACGAAACACAATGGTGCCCATAGGTGTTTCAATTGTCTGGTCAATCTTCATTTTTTATTCTTCTCCGTTCGTACAGCCTTCTCTTCGGCTGATTTTGCCTTATGGCACACTAGGCACAACACTTGCAGATTCTCTGGTTCACAGAAGAGATTCTCAATGAATGTGTCCCAGTCTATGAATCCCTTATCGGGATCAACCACAGGGCTTATATGATCTACTTGAACGTTCTTAGCAGAGAACTCTCCACCACAGGAGCAGCACTTATAATGTTGTGCTAGTCTACCTGTAGCAGAGTTAGTCTTCTTCTCTGTCTTAGCTTCATTCAACGTCTGGTACTTCGGGGGCCATCGTCTAGCCCCACTACGTAGGGTGGAGGTTACGAAACTTCGGTATCGTCCTTCGGTCCATTGTCCCCCGTTCCACTCAGTTCGAGTAGCTGCTTTCCTCTTTGTGACCAATCTTCACCCTCAGTTCGTTGCATCCAGAAACATTGTCCATTCATGATGAGGCGTTCATCGTTGTTATACTGCTCTCGTACAAAGTCAAACAACTCTTGCTCGGTACTCATGTCAGCCATCTCGTCATACATAGGTTGTAGGAACTTAGGAATCTTAGCCCTAGCCTTCCCATCAAACCCGAACAAGTTGTCTGCCTGATCCCCCATAATGAACTGCCAGTAGAAGGCAAACAAGCCCTCTCGTGGAGATACATACCGCTTGTCAGCAACACGGGTCCATTTAACCCCTGTACTGCCTGTACCATGAATCTCCCATGAGTAGTGCCATCCGGGTACCTGTCTCAAATCTTTGTCGAGTGTGCATATGATTGTCGAGTCATCCCCTCGTCGGGTTTGCTCGATGGCAAGCATATCATCAGCTTCGCAGTTGTCTGAAATCTCAGCACCCCAGTTAACTACCAGCCACTCACGTAGTGGTTCAAGGTAGTCAGGACGCTTCTGGTCTTTACGGTTGGCCTTATACTGTGGGTTGATGTTCTTACGGAAGTTATCTGAACCAGTTAGGTAGATGATGTGATCCCGCTCTGGGGAGGTAGCCTCTAGGATACTCACGATGAGGTTGTTAGCCCTACCCTGAGCAATCCCAAAGTCCTCCGTAACAACCCCCTGCTTTTCACAGGAGGCTGCTGTACGGTAGGCAATCAGGTCGCCATCAATTAAACTAATCAATCTACTTCTGGCACATCAAAGGATGGCAGGTCATCAAAGCCAGTGTCGCCAGCATCCTTAACACCGAACACGAAGTCCGAGTATTGTTGTGCTACAGCCATTACGTCAGCAGGTTTAAGTGCCTTAGCACCAACAGACAGAGTAGCGACAGCAGCACTAAGGCTAGATTGACGAACAATGAGGATTTGCCGCTGCGCTCGTTCTTCGGGAGTTTCATACGTGCTCTTAGCTCCAATGGTAGCTTTACCGGGGATGGGTGGGGCACCAGCGGTAGAGGCCGCTACAGCGCCATTAGACGTGACCACAGAGGTCCAGTCATTGTAACCTGCATCGTTCTTCGTAACACCCACTTCCCACAAGGTACCTGCTGCTGCACTAGACAACGTAGAGAAGGCATTGGCATTAGCACCAAAGGACATGAGCTTCTTGCTCTCAACTTTACCTTGGAAGGTAACATTCTTAAACACAACCTCCAACATCTCGTAGGTTTTACCCGTTTTGGTGGGCTTGGTTTCGACGGCGGTGGTGATGATTTGAATTTGCATTGTTTTCTTTTCGTGTTGTTGTTGACTAGTAAATTTTCCGGTAGGGCCGGGGTAATAGTAATCGGTATCCATACTTTATTTCTTAAATGGACAGTCTTTACAGCGCTCGGTTACAGTTTTGTGGCAGCAGCCATCAGGTAGTTTAGGGTAGTTCATACTTATAGTATATCAGGTTTTTAGAGAGTTGTCAAGAGAATTTATGCATGTCTTTCATGTTAGGGCCATACTTACTCTCGCATTCCATAGGTACTACCCAGTCATACCCATAAAGCTTCTTGATGTTCTTAGGGATGTCCCTGAACACTCCATCGCAGATGTCTTTAATCTCTTGCAAGTGTCGTTCTTTAGTATCCCAGACAATCGAGTCGTGTACAGTTGAGATTAGATCAGCGTCAATTCCAGCAGCCTTAACACGGCGGTTGGCACTTAGACGAGCTAACATCATCACATCTGCTCCAGTACCCTGAATGGGGTAGTTTACAAGAGAGGTCAGTGGCAGCTTTAGATTGCCATGCCTATCCCTCTGCATCTCCAGCTTCCAAGAACGTCCTAGAGGCCCCTCTATGGGCTTCCCAGAGGCCACCACTCGTGACCACTCCGTATGCTTGTCATTAAGGCCGTGGTACTTACGGTAGAATTGTTCATTCATCCCGTCCCAATACTGCTGACTCTTACTAACATGCATGAAGTCTGGGTCATTGGCGAAGGACCACCCACTACCACGAAAGATTGTTCTGAATAGGAAAATCTTTGCAATGAGACGTGAGGGTAGTCCAAACGCTGTCTGATTCTTGGAGTGAGTGTCTTCTCCACCCAAGATTTCAGCTAGCCCTGTCTGATCCTGACTTAGTTCTAAGGCGGTACGCCACTCCAGTTGCGACGCATCACACTGGATTAACATTATTCTTTAGGAGAGCGGCTTCTTGTCGCATTCCACGGTTTATTTGCATAACTAGTTGGTTGTAATGATCGGGATAGTTACGGGAGAATTCAAGGAGGACAAGACGTGCCCCCTTAGATTCAATGTGCTGTGCTAGGTCGGAGCATAGGTCAACGAAGTGTGCTGTGTCTAGATTATTCTCCATACTTCTCCTTGAGACGCCGATATACCGCTTTATCATAAGCTTCTCTACGAGCCATATCCTCATCCAATTTAAGTAGTCGTTGAAGCTCCTCGGCATCCGTCTCCAAACGATCACCATAGATATACACCTCATCATCATCATCTTCCAAACCCCGTTCTTGGGTAAGTCTAAGGGAGGGCCCATGCTCATCTACCATAGCTTGTAGCACTCGGATAACCTCAGTCACTGGTCGGCTGACATATAGAGTACTTATTTTAGCTGATACTGTTTTCTTAGTCATGATATTTGCTTATGAAGATGTCTTGAAGTTCGCTAGCAAAGTTCTGGAGGTTGGGTTTGGTTGCAGACAATCTTCCAGTTCTTGCAACACACTGGTTGAAGTTTCCGTGGAGGACACCGACATCCCAACCCATTTCGATACGTAATTCTGTAAGACCTCTGTAGTATGTTCCATTTAGTTTCCTCAATTTAGATAGCTCAAGGAGTTTATCAATGACCCCCTTCTTACCTTTTAGTTTACGAAGCGTACTCTCATCCACTGCATAGTTGCCTTCCTTAGCCATCTCACTACCCTTTAGTGGGGAGTATAGCTGCGGCAGGGTATGCTCAATGATGATGTTCTTGTACTTCGGTTCACCCTTCTTCTCACCTGACTTGTAATATCCTACAAACTCTTTACCTTCTTCTTTAACCACCCCACCATATAGAAAGGCAGACATATGATCGTTAGAGCCGAAATTAATAGGAGTACTGGGATAAATCCCACTGAGTTCTGTGTTAAGCGTTGATATTTGGTCATCAATCTCCACTGCTCTTATCTGGCAGAGTTCTTCATCAAAGGGTAAGCCATGCATCTCCATCTCTCGTAAGAGGGACATATCCTGACTCATAAGTTTACATAGGGTCTTCTGCGCTGGAGTCATCATCTCTTGCTGCTTATGGTAGCAGGCTAGAGTTTGAACAGCATCATGGGTAGCATACTCACTCAGAACATCCCACGGGATAGCGTCTGTGTTAATACCCTTGTCCCAATACTCAGTTTTAACTACATCAGGTTTAATAGGTAGTCCGTGATACTCACACGTCCCGTTAAGGGAAGGGAATCGTTCTACCTGATGTGTCATGATGAAGTGTGCCAACTGCACGTCCCACACCTTCATAGGATCGTAGGTTAAGCCTTCTTTAACCAACCACTGGAGGTCGAACTTCGCGTTGAATAGTACAAGGACACTGGCGGCGTCAATATACTCTTGCAAGGCTTGATCTTCCCACTTGATGGCACCAGCACCGTCTGCGTCTGCAAATGAATAGCAGACAATAAAGTTCCTCTTGTCAAAGACGTGTCCCCTGTTCCATGTCGTAGTTTCTGTGTCAATTGATCTTACCGTCATTGGTCATAATAGATAACCGTGAGGACGTTGAATAGATACTCTTCGGTACCTTTCTCAAGGAACTCTTGCAAACACACACCAGCATACTCCTCCGCACTCTCCAAGGAATAGAAGGCGGCAATTGGTAGTTGCTGCTCCGATCCTTTAGGCTGTCGCACTACAAGGAATAGATACGACCTATTCTTTAGTTTCATTTTCATCTTCCTCTAATACTGTAAAGAACCTACTCATGGCATCTAAGGCTGCAATAGTAGCAGTTGGACCATATCCACGTAATTCTAGGTCGAGTTCATTGTAGGGATATTTATAATACAAGAAGGCACGATGGTCGTCGATTGTTTTTGCCTGTACATCTAAACCAATAAAAATGGCTGTCATTTAATATCTCCATATCGCGCAATTTCTGCGTGAATTAGCACTTCAAGTTTTCCATGTCTCAGTGCAGGGTTAGTATCTGAGTCGCCACTGAGCTTGTTCTTACTAGCGTGTAGGAATCGTAGGTTCTCATATCCCACGTCTGCTGTCTTACCTACACCTAGAATCCAGTCACCCTCTGCTTGCTTGGAAGTCTTTGCGTTAGCCACGTTAGCCATAGTGAGCCACTTCTGGCCTTCACCTGACCCGTCAGCCTGACAAACACCAATCGTTGCGTAGTTGTGTTTCTTCCCCAACTCTCGCTTCCACTGATAAATACTACCTAGTCTCAAGTCCTCACGATCTGCTGCAAACCCTGTAATCTTATCAATCTGATCAACAACCAACAAGGAGGGCTTGAACTTCTCCACAATGTGTTCAACCATACCCTTGCTGATAGACCCCTTGTTATCCAACAGCATATGCTTACCGTGAGTGGCCTTTAGAAAGGCTGCACGGGCTGCTGCTGGGTTTGAATTGATCTGTGCAAGGCTACACCCTAGGGTTGCCTGAATAATGCGTAGACGAACCTTCTTGTTCTCTTCCTCGTTGTTAAGCCATATAACTGGTCCTTGGTCTTCTGTTAACTGACTAGCCATGAACGTTGTCTGATCTGCCAGCAGGGTAGTCTTACCCGTCTCTGGTCGAGCAAAGATGAAACCAAAGTCACCACCACGTAGGGAACCAAGCATCTGGTTGAGAGCATTAAGTCTCCAACGCAGTCCCGGCTTACGGTAGGTGGCATCAAGCAACATCTCTACATCATCAGTAACAAACTCAAACTCATTACCTACATCCTCTACAGGAGTATCTGAGAAGCTTGCTAATAGTTTAGCAAAATCTTCCTTGTTACCCTTACCTTCTGTTAACTCATACGCTGACAGGGAGATTTCTTTAAGTAGTCGTTGCTCATAGAACGACCGTAGTAAGACCTCAGTGGTTGTGTCTGATACAGACATTGACTCCAATTGCTGGAGTACTTTGTTATAAAATTCAGGGTCTTTATGTTGCTGTGCAATTACAAGGTTAGCATAATCGTTAACCGTTAGATCGACAGCATGGTTTTGATGGAAGCTATCCAAGATAGAATACAAAGGTTGTATGTCCCTTGGTAAGTCTTTTATGGATAGTTTGTTTGAATACCTAAGCCATGTCTCATGAGACAACATAGCTTTAATGATACTTAACTCAAAATTCATTACTCTCCTTCTATACTATATACCCCACCGGGGCGGGGGGAGGAAGTTTTTATGTACTCGTAAAAATCTTTCTCTCTTATAGATAGTATAACATTCTTTCTAAAATTTGTCAAGTACTTTTTTACATACATCACACCTCAGCGTCGCCTGCTCAAGCACCTCTGAGCGAATCGCCTTTTCAAAATCTTCCAGCGTTCGA